CTTGAAAGTCCGAGTGATTTCGAAAGGGAATGCCGCACCGTACTATGCATCAAAAAGGCTCCAAAAAGCTTTGCATGGTGTTCTGCGCGAGATGGGCTGCTTTCGTCTGATTGGGGCTCCGCTCCAGACGACAGATCTCTATGACTTGGCCGTCAACCCAGTCCTCACTGGTGACGGGCCGCTTGAGTGGTTCAGCATTGACTACTCTGCGGCGACAGACAAATTGTCTGCGAGGCTGTCCGCCTCCATCCTCAACTACCTGATTGAGGGACAGGATCCCGCCATGTGCAACATGTGGCGATCCGTGCTCGCACCCCATATGTGCGAGTATCCATTTCCTTTTTCGGATGATGTACAACCCGTGCAACAACGAAATGGGCAGTTAATGGGTTCGATCCTCTCGTTCCCAATCCTCTGTTTGGCTAATCTTGGTCTTTACCTAAGTGTCATTCATGAGGACCCGCGACCTCTCGCGGATAAGCTGAAGGGAGTTCTGGTGAACGGCGACGACATGTTGTACGTTGCGCCTCAATCCCTATGGAGACAACACGTGGAGCTAGGCGCTGCCGTTGGACTCTCCATGAGTCCTGGCAAGGCCTACCACCATCCTGTCTATGCCAATGCCAATTCGGCATGTTACCATTTTGATCTTCGACGATTTCGATACTCCGAGCACTCCGCGCATTGGGGAGTTCGGTCTCAGGACATTGAAGATGCTGATTCCCATAGAAAGTCCCCGCTCCATCGCGGGAGGACTTGGTGGACGGTTTTGCGCCATTCATCCACACCTAAATACATTCCGTTCCTGAATGTTGGGCTGTTCTTCGGACAGAACAAGGTGATGGGTGGACATGGCGATGATGTCATCGGTTTGGACGAGGATGAAAAGTCTTATGTCACCGTGATCAACCGTATCCTTGATGGGGCCCTACCTGGGAAAGGTAAGGACGTTATGGCTCAATATCTGACGAGGTTCAGTACTGAGATAAAGGCCGAGTGCCAGGGCCGTAACTTGTTCCTACCGATCAGTCTTGGTGGCATGGGTGTCACACAACCCGAGGGGTTCACTTCGAAGGTGACGGCCGTTCAACGGCTTGTTGCCCGGGCGATCTTTGATGACTCACCGTATGGTGTCATCTCAGCACTACCTGTAGAACGACAACACCTTGAGGGCAGTCTTCCTGACGCCCCCCAACCGGTCACAGCCCCTTGGCTGTCCGGTCTCCCTGACGATGGGGGCTTTGAACCAGAGCCCCGTCGCGAGCTCACACCCGTGAAACTCACCAAAGCCTTCA